CTACCGTAAACTGCTGCGCCAGCGTATTCGGTTGATAGCTCATCGTGACGCGCATCCCGAAATTGCCCAGCTCGGCGTATTCCGCAATCGCGCCCGTTCCCGGCAGCGGCTGCGGCAGCCGGCGCACTACCAGGCCAATCGCATTCTTCGCAAAAGCCAGATTGTGAGTCGTCACCGGACTGCTCCCGGTATGGCCGACGAACTGCGAGCGGAAGATATAGAAGTCCTTCATCTTGCCCACCGCCCCGTCCACGATGACGCGCAGCCCCGCCTCGCCCACCGAGTTGTACTCGCTGAAACGCGGAATCTGCCGCAGCGCCGAGTAGGTGGCCGCATCCACCACCAGGAACTTCGACGCGCTCGCCGGAACCTTGGTGCTGAAGAGCGCCGTCTCCGCAGCGTCTACCGTTGCTTCCGTGATCGCGGTGCCGCCCGTACCCACCGCCGTATTCGCGGTGAATTGCGCATACAGCCCCAGCAGGTCGGTCTCGATGCGTTCCGCCAGCGCCACCACCGCCGGCTGCATGTATAGCTTCAACAGATCCGGCACCGCCAGAATCTTGGTCACGTCCGGCACCTGGAACGTAGCCTCTGCGTGGGTGTTCAGCACGATCTGCGCATTCCCCAGACTCGGGTTCTGCGTCTGCACCGTGCCGCCCTCCGCGATATTGTTCGCCACCAGCGTCGGCGGAATCGGGACGTTGATCGTGTCTCCCGCCTGCGCCAGCGCCGGTTCATAATCGCGATTGACCAGGTTCCCCATTACCAGGTTCCCCATCAATGCCGGCAGGGCGTCCGCCGCCACCAGCTTTACAATCGCGCTCGCTACGTTTGCCGAAGTTATTGTTGCCATTGTTCTCTCTCTCTCCTCTACCACCCGCGCAGCGTCAACGACGCCACTCTGGCGATCTCCTTTCGGACTCTGTCCAGTTCTTCCGGACTCATGCCCGGACGAATCGTTTCTAAATCAACCCGCGTTTCACCCGGCGGGCTTCTCTGCCCCGCGCCCGCACCCGACCCGCCCCCCAGCCGCGCCGGCAGCAGTTCCGGATTCTCCTTCACGAACTGCTCCACCTGCTCCCGCATCCCGATCAGTTTTCCATCCTCCCCGCGCTGAATTTCGTCCCGGATGGCCTTGTAAGCCAAGTCGAGCTTAGCCACGCCCTGCCTCTGCAGCTCCGCCCTGACCGCCGCGCTCCGCTCCGCCTCGTCTGCTTTTGCTCGCGCCTTATCTGTCTCGGCGATCAGCTCACTGACGCGCTGCTCTAGGCATTCGCGCCGCTTACGCTCTTCCTCCAACTCTGTCTTCTGCGGCATGAATTCCTGCACCACCGCCTGTACAATCTCGCGAATGTCATCCATTGGTTTTAATCTCAGCGCCTTCGATCTCAGCGACGATACGGTCTTTCACATCCTGCCGCGCATCCGCCAGATACTTCAGCGCCAGTCTCTTCTGCACTTCTTTCCGCAACGTCACCGATTCCGCGCCCAGCGCCAGCAGCTTCTGCGCATCGTCCACTTCCACCGCGAAGTCGGAAATATCGAACTCGTCTAATCCAGTCACGCCAATCGCCAAGTCATCCTCCCGCGCCGCGTTGATCGCCTTCAGGACCCGTCGCACCAGATCCTTCACCGCGTCACCATAAGCTCGCAGCACCTCCTGCGTGATCGACGAATCCAGTTGCTTGCTGACTCCCGATTGCCGGCCCCCTTGCCCCAGCGGCGCTCCCGCCTGCGGCATGTAGCACACGCGGTAAATCTCTTCCTGCAAACTCGCCAGGTTATCCGCCGCGATTTGGTAAACCTTGCCCTCCGGTTCGGTCCAGCCGAATCGGTCATCCGGGCCCAGTTGGATGTAGTAACTCTCACCCACCATCTGGCTCCACTCCCGTTCGGAGTAGACCACCGGCATTGCGAACAATCCCATCGTTAGCGCCCACGACAGCGCATTTGACTTATTGAAGTGCTCCAGTTGCAAGGAACCCGCGCGATTCAGCATCCATAGCCCCTCTGGAATCCGCACCCCGAACAACGGCACTCGTTGCAGCTTCGCCAAGCCATGCAGCCCTTCGTCGATCAGCTCAACCGGCTCCGCTCCGCCGCCCGTGATCACTTGCCGGTACAAGCGGAAATTCTGCTTGTCGTAATACGCCCAGCGCTTCTCGCGCCGCCAATCGGTATCTTCCACGTGGTCTTGCTTGGTCAGTTCCGTCCGCAATACCACCCATTCGTAGTTTCCATGCTCGTCCACATTCCAATTGATGAGGTCCTCGGCCGCATATTCCACCAGGTACGCCCGTGACGCGCCCAGCGCATCTTCCTCCGCCCGGCTCCCTGGCTTCTGTCCGATCCGTGGAAAATCCACCAGTACATAGCTCGCGCCCGCCACCATCGCCCCTACCAGTTGCTTGCGCAGGAAGTCCGCGAGCGCCGTACCCTTGCGGTCCACGTCTTCTATGAACTCTCCGAAGAACGATTTCCCCTGCTCATTGGTCCCCTCGAACGTCAGCACCGGTTCTCTGCGGAACAGCGTCGCCGCATACCAGTCGACAATCGAACCGATATAGTTCTCGTAAAACACGCGCAGTACTCTCTCCCGGTAAACATCGCCAGGTTCCTTCTGCCGAGGAATCAGATGGCGTTGCGCGTTTAGCTTGAACTGCTCTCCTCCGGCATAGAGATCGCGATAACACCGCCAGACCTCTTTGCGCGTTTTGTACTGCGGATGTTCCCGGTCAATGTCTAACACCTGGTCCTCTTTCCTCGCATCATCTAGAACAGCGGTCGGCTTTGCTCGCCAATCTTCATTCCACCCCGGCACTCCTGCCACGCCAGATAGCCCAGGGCGTCCGACAAATGCGTCCTCTTCGGATCGCGATCTTTATCGATCACCTGGCTGTTCTCCTTGTACATCACGTGCTCGAAATCTTTGATCAACTCTTTGCATCGCGGATGCACAACCAGTTTCCGCTCGCCAGCCGCCGATTCCAGCTTCGAATTCATCAGCGTCACCCGGTCCCGCACCGCCGGATTCGTTTTCGGTATCCGGAACCGCACATCCCCGTACGCACGATCGCTTACAAATTTCTTGAGGATGTCGACGTCCGTTGTTCCCGACGTCTGCCGCCTCGCCCCGCTCGCGTCCGCATAAATCACCAGACCGCCCGCGTGCTCCGCGAACCGGTTCCCGAACTCCGTGCAAGCGTCGTAAGTGCTCGCCCGATTCAGCACGATCTCGTCCAGCACTCTCACCTCATCTCCATCCATTTGCGCCACCACCGATGACATCGGGTCCACGTTGAAATCCAGCGCCCATAGCAGCGGACTCCCCTGAGCGATCTCCACCTCCGCGACGTTCCCAGCCCTGCTGAACGCGAAATACACCCGCCCCGCCGCCAGTTCCAGGTACTCGCCCAGAACCTCCTGCTCATAAAACCGCCCGTCGTAGCTGTGCTTCAGCCGCTGGTAATAATCCGGCACCCGGTCCAGCAGAAACTGATTCTCAAACGGCCTCGCCTGCACCGTCTCGTAACCTTCCACCGGCGATCCCACAAACCGCTCGTGCACCCAATCGAACCCCTTCGGCGTCCACACTGCAAAACCACACAGCCGCGCCGCCTTCGGATCACGCAGCCGACCCTCCAGCCGCAGCCAAGCCTCCCGCGGCGCGTACGTCAACTCGTCCAGCCCGAACCACGCGAGATTCGTCCCGCGCAGCCTCTCGAATTCCTCCACCGCGCGAAACAAGATCCGCGACCGCGTTTCGCTCAGTCTCAAATAGCTCTCGCCACGATTCCACTCATGTGGAATCCGATTCCGCTCCAGAATTTCGATCAACGCCGCCTGCGTTGCATCCCGCAGCATCGGAAACGTCGGAGCACCCAGCAGCCCTGTCCGCCCCGGATTCAAATACGTCAGCTTCAGCGCCTCGTGACACAACGCCTGGCTTTTGCCCGACCCGATCGGCCCCGAAAATCCCTTGAACCGCGCCCGCGATTCGTGGAAGCGCTGCTGCGATGGCAGCGGGTGATACTCTATTCCTCTTTCGCGGACCCCTTCTCCGCCGGTTCCACCCATGTCACTCTGATTTCTTTCGGCGACTCATCATCCAGCTCCTTGTGAAGTTGCACCAGCCGTATATAATCCCCCAGCGTCGCCTTCATTTGATTGCCCTTCATCTTCGTCTCGATTTTGGTGAGCATGCACTTCACAGCCTGCGCCTGGCCGCCGGCGTGGACCGTCTTCGTCCCCGTCCCGGCCTTCGATTTCGCTCCAGGTTTCCTTCGCGTCGCAGAGCCCTTTGACTGCGTCGTGCTGCTCGTCTCGCTGTTTGCCATCTGCCATCGTTCCCTCGCGACCGCAGCGTAGCAGCCGGCAGCCATCCGCCCCCCGAACGTCCGCGCATCAACTTACGGAGTCTGCACGAGATATATTTTCTGCGGATCTTGTGAACGCGCAGCACAGACCTTTACACACTGCCCCGCCAACCCCTACAATCGCTAGGTAGAACGTCCCGTTCGCGCGATCCGCATGAACATTTCCGTAAAAAGTGAATACGCACTGCTGGCGGTCTTCGACCTCTCGCTACAGCCTCCTGGCGAGCCGGTGAAGATCGCTGACGTGGCGCGCCGCCAAAAAATCCCGCAAAAATTTTTGGAACTAATCCTCGCCGGACTCAAGCAGGGAGGCTTCGTAGAATCCCGCCGCGGCGCCGAAGGCGGTTACCGTCTGGCCAAGCCCGCCAATGAAATCACCGTTGGCGAAGTCCTCCGCTTCGTTGAAGACAACAAGCAAACCAAGCGCGTCGCCTCGAACCCGTTTCACCAGATCTGGCAGCAGGTGGATGCGGCCGTGGCAACCATCCTCGACCACACCACCTTTGCCGAGCTCGCGCGCACCTGGCAGAAATCCCAAACCCGCTACGTGGCAAACTGGGAGATCTGACCGAGAAACCCAGAACATGATTTTTCCTGACAATTCATTCAGCATCGGACGCACTCCGTTAGTGCGCCTCAATCGCGTTAC